AACCTTGCATACGCAAAGGCAACTGATCAGGCAGTAGTAGCAGCACTTGTTGCTGGTGGTACTCAGGGATCAACACAGGCTGCAACAATCGCAGGATTCAAGGCATACATTGCTAAGGAAACTCCAGCAGCTTACGCAGCAGCAGGAAAGTTCGCAAAGAACATTATTGCTAACACAGCATGGTGGGAGACCATCATCTCAGCTGAGGACACAACAAATCGTCCACTATTCACAGCTGCACAGCCATCAAACGCTCCAGGAAACGTTGGAGTTCAGTCACTAACTGGAACAGTAATGGGACAAAACCTATTCGTAGATCCACACATGACAACAACAACTCTCATCGATGATTCTGCATTCTTGGTAGTACCAGAGGCAGTCACATTCTATGAGGCTCCAAAGACTCAGATCCAGGTTCAGGCTTTGGCTAACGGTCGCCTACAGGTAGCAGTTTATGGCTACTACGCAATCGCAACTAAGGTCGGCGGCGGTATCCGTCGCTTCAACCTAACTTAATAACTAACTAATCATGGGGGGGCGGTTGCTCCCGATCGTCCCCCCAGCAGTACGGAAGGATAGAAATGCCAACTATTATCACAGCCTCAGAGCTTCGATCTGTGCTTGGCGTTTCTTCCTCTCTGTATTCTGATGCAGTTTTATCAGACATCATCGATAGTGCTGAGGCAGTTATCTTGCCAATGCTCAACACATATTCAGTAGCAATCGATGCGGTATCTTTGACAGACAACATTGCATATTTTTCAACACCATTGCCACAACCTTTCAATGAAGGTCAATCTGTGGTCATTGCTGGATGTGGTTCACCATTCAACGGTACTCGAACAATCACAACAGATTTGCTTGATGATTTTACATTCTCAGCTGCTATCACTAATGCTGACATCATCTCAAAAAACATCATTCCATCAGGTACTGCAACCCTTACTGGCGCATCGACTTATGTCGGAAATAGCGCAGTCGAAACAGCCGTGACTGTCGTATCAATCGAAATCTTTCAGAGCCGTACAGCACCAGGTGGACAGATCGAGGGCGTGGACTTCGCGCCGACTCCATTCCGCATGGGTCGCTCACTTTACAATCGAGTTTCAGGACTTCTTGGCGCATTGGTAGATGTAGGAAGCATTGCTCAATGACTATTCTCTCCCAAGTCCGTCAGCCTTTAGCAACAGCACTTTCAGGCGTTGCAGCTAATATCTTTAGTTATGTGCCAGAGTCAATCCCTGCTCCAGCAGTCGTATTGGTCCCAGATTCTCCATATATGGAATTCCAGACAATCGGATCTAACTCAACTTTCCGCGCTCGGATCAATATGACCATCACATGCGCGGTCGCATATAACAGCAATCCAGCAAGCCTAGATAACCTAGAGCAGCTGATCACAAGTGTAGTAAGCCTAATCCCAGCAGGGTACGAGCTTACTGCGGTCGATAGACCAACCGTAACTACCGTAGGAGCAGGACAACTGCTCGTGGCTGACATTCGTGTCGCTACTTACTACACCCAATCATAAGGAGCACAAGTGGCAACAACAGTAATCACAGGGCGCGACTTAGCCTTGACTATCGACTCAAAAAGTTACGATGCTCAAGCTCTAAGCGCAACACTAGAAACAACTTTGGATCGTCAGGCATACGAGACCCTAGATGGTCGCGTGTACAAGACAATCGATACAAACGCAACAATGACTTTGAACATTCTTGCAGACTGGGGTGCATCAGCTGGTGCTGGAACATTCTCACTATGCGAGCTTCTATGGACTGCTGCTAACTCAGCACCAGACACCGCATTGGCTTACTCATTTACAGCTGCATCAGGTGCAGTATTCACAGGCAACCTTTACCCATCATTCCCAGCAGCGACTGGTAATGGTAAGGATGCACAGACTGTGACATTCACACTACAATGCACAGCAAAGCCAACATTAACAATTAGTTAATCTTAAACAACGGGAGCAAACAATGAGATTACCAATCACAATTACATATAACGATGGCGAGCAGATCACAGTAGTAGCTCAGCCGCCAGAATGGGCTAAATGGGAAAGGGAGACTGGACACTCGACCACAAAATTCAATGAAGTCGCAGGAATCTGGGATTTGTTGTTCTTAGGCTTTCACACTATCAAGCGTGAAGCAGGTGGTCGTCCAGTTAAACCTTTCGAGGGCTGGATGGATACTGTTGCCGATATTACAGTCGGTGAGTCAGACCCAAAAGCCATGAGCCAGGAAGCATCAGCCGACTCCTAATAGAAGTGGCCATTGCCACAGGAATCCCGATGAGTGAATGGCAAAGCGCAGAGGACATATTAACGGCACTTGAAGTATTAAAGGAGAGAGATGGCAACTGAAGCAATCAGTTATGATCGCCGAGAACTCCGTGCCATCACTTCTGCATTTAAGGCTATGTCAGATCAAGCCATCGATGAAGCCAAAAAGGAATCATCCGCATTGGCAGAATATGCCGCTGGAAAGATCAAAGAGACTGCTGCAACCCGCCAAGTTTCAGGGATAGCAGCTCGCAGAATCGCCGATGGCGTTCGCATATCTAAGTCATCTAAGATCGGTGAATTCTCATATGGCTTTGCATCTCAAAAGTTTTCGGGTGGCGGTACAACTCGCGATCTACTTTACGGCATGGAATTTGGTTCAAATCGCTACAAGCAATTCCCAACCAGAACTCCTGTTAAGGGTCGAGGCAATTCTGGCTATTTCATTTACTCAACGCTACGCGCTATCCAGCCAGAGATCGTCAAGCAATGGGAATCAGCATTTGATCGCATCTTGAAGGAGTACAACTAATGGCAGGCAATAGAACTCTCAAGCTTTCGATCCTTGCAGATGTCGATGATCTCAAGAAGAAGCTCGACACATCCTCAACAGAGGTCGAAGGCTTTGCTGGTAAGTTAGAGAAATTTGGCAAGATCGCAGGAGCAGCATTTTTGGCTGCTGGAGCCGCTGCCGTTGCTTATGCTGGCAAGTTAGCCGTAGATGGTGTTAAGGCTGCAATCGAAGATGAAGCAGCTCAGGTTCGTCTAGCAACATCTTTGCAGAATGTGACTGGAGCCACAAAGGCTCAGATTGCTGAAACTGAGTCTTATATTCTCAAAACTGAATTAGCCTATGGCGTAACAGATTCAAAACTTCGTCCATCGCTAGATCGATTGGTCCGATCAACTAAGGATGTCGAGGAAGCCCAAAAGCTTCAGACTCTAGCTCTCAATATTGCCGCCGGTACTGGCAAGGACCTACAGGCAGTCTCAGAAGCATTGGCTAAGGCTCACGATGGAAACTTCACAGCTCTTAAGAAACTGGGCGGTGGCATTGATGAGAACATCATCAAGTCAAAGGATTTTGATGCTGCAACTCAAGCTCTATCAAAGACATTTGAAGGACAGGCATCAAAGCAGGCAGAGACATTTCAAGGTCGTATCGATCGTCTCAAGGTAGCGTTTGAAGAAGGCAAGGAGACCATTGGAGCCAAACTGCTCCCAGTAATCGAGTCCTTTGTCAATATCATCGTCAATAAGGTCATCCCTAATCTTGGCAAGTTCGCTGATTACTTCAAGCCAATCACAGATGCCATTATGGAGAATAAGCAAACATTCATCGACTTTGGCAAGTTCGTGATCGATTATGTCGTGCCAATTCTGACTGTGACTTTAGGCAATGCTCTCAAGATCGTGGCTAAGATCGCTGGAGGAATCATCGATGTAATTGCCGATGTGATCTCAGGAATCACTAAGGCAGTCGGTATTGCTATCAATGCGATCAATACCGTTATCAAGGCATATAACGCAATTCCACTATTGCCTAATATCCCTCTCATTGGCTCACCAGCTTCATCTTCGAGTGTATCCGTTGCTTCAGGTCCAGATGCTGCTCGTCTAGCCGCTACCAGCCCTACAAAGGCTGCTACGACCGTTAATAATATCACCGTCAATGGTGCTATCGACCCAGCCTCAACAGCTCGTCAGATTTCAACCATTCTCAAGACTGAAGCCAACACCAGCGGAACATTCCGCACACTTGGTCAAAGTGACTTTGCGGTGGCTTAATGACTTGGGATCCAAACTGCTCCGTAGTCATTGATGGTAATGAATTCTCGTCAAAAGCTGTCAATACCGTCTCAGTAACCTATGGGCGCAATTCGTATTGGGAACAAGCTCGCGCAGGTTATGCATCGATCGAGATCGCTAACTGGGACAACACAGACTATGGATTTGAGATCAACGATTTAGTCGTGGTCAAGGTTGATAATGCGACCCCTACGGCTCGCACGGTTTTCACAGGCAAGATCACAAGCATCGCAACTCGCATGGCTGCCGTTGGCTCGGTCAATGAAGTCTCACTAATCACCATTTCAGCTGTTGGACCATTTGCCAAAATGGCTAGAACCATCATCGGTGGATCAGGATATTCACGCGAAATGGATTCGGTCCGCATGACCAATATTTTGACAGATGCTGGTGTTACCATCGATACCGTTGATTCACCAGGTATCTATGAATTCGATGCCGCATCAGCTCTTTCAACAGATGCCTATCAATGGGCTTCCAAATATGCTGCTATGGCTAACGGCTACATTTACGAGACTGCCGATGGCAAAGTAGGTTTTGCCAACGAGTCACGCAGAACATCTGCTGTAACTGCTTTTGGCTATATGACCATCCCTGAGAATTACATTCTTTGGAGATCAGTTTCATCATCCAAAGGCTTACAGGATATCCTCAATTCAATCACCCTTACTTATGGCAATGGAGCAGGTACTCGACAATCCAGCGATGCTGCATCCATAGCGGCATACGGGTTATTGGGTGCATCAATCCAAACTGAACTTCATCAAGCAGCTGAGGCTCAAGAACTGGCTGACAAATATGTTGCACTTCGCCGAGTCCCCAGGCTCAACATGTCAGCATTCACGATCCAATTAGATTCACCTAATGTCACTTCTGCTGATCTTGATAAGTTTCTGCAAATGACTATGGGCAAAGCCATCACCATTTCGGGGCTACCAGTCCCATTGATGCCAACAAATTATTATGGCTTCGTGGAAGGCTGGAATCTACAAGTCTCACGCAATCAAGCTGCGATCTCTTTGATCACCAGCGAATCAAGTTATTCGATCCAGCCCACACGCTGGCAGGATGTCTCAGCCTCTCTTGCATGGAATGCGGTGGGTGCTGCGGTACAATGGGCTACATACGACTAGGAGCATGAATGGCAACGACAACTAATTTCAGCTGGGCAACCCCAGATGACACAGCATTGGTCAAAAACGGAGCATCCGCGATCCGTACTCTTGGCTCATCTGCTGACTCAACCGTTCAAGATCAAGTCATCGCGGCATTGATGGGAGCCTACTAATGGCAAATACAGCAAAAGCACTATTCCGTGGCGCAGCTACAACTACGACCACAACGACCCTCTACACGGTTCCAGCAAGTACGACAACCATCGTGACCAATATTGCTGTTACAAATACTTCATCTACTGCTTACACATTCACATTAGCATTGGATGATATTGCTATTCACACAGCAACATCGATTCCAGGCAATACAACTGTTTACATCGATCTAAAACAGACTTTGGCTACAACTAAGACAATCAAGGGTGGAGCATCTAACACAGCGGTTAATTTCCACATCTCAGGGATGGAGATCGCATAGTGGCTATTTCATCTTATCCACCAGCAGTACCTAAAAGAACTGTAGTCACTTTAACTTCAGGCACATCTTGGACAGTCCCAACAGGTGTCACAAACATTACTGCAACCTTAATTGGTGGCGGTGGCGGTGGGCAACGCTCACAAACTGCAACTGCAAACACAACAACACATGATGGTCTCGGTGGGCAAATCGTTACGACTAGCGTTGCCACAACTCCAGGTGCTGCAATCACTTATGCCATTGGTGCAGGTGGAACAGCAGGCACTACCAGTCATGGCGGTGTCGGTGGCACAACCACATTCACAGGTGCAACATCTGCCGTAGGTGGAAATGGTGGAAGATATTTTGCTGAAGGTTCAGACGGTGTTCAAGGTCGTTCAGCTGGTAACTTTGGCACTGGTGGCATCAATGGTGGCTCAACCCAGAATGGTGGAGCAGGTGGAGCAGGTTCAATCGAGATCGAATACTGGAGCAACTAATGCCATACGCAATCATTGAAGATAACAAAGTCGTGAACATCGTGGTCGATGTAGATGCTAAGGAACTCAAGAAGAATCCAAAGAAGTACATCGATTACACAAATGGTTGGGATTATTCCAACGGCATTGATGGAGGGGATTTCTTCCCACATGAAGCCACGCCTGAGTAAATCTGCCATTCAGCTGAGAGAACAGATCGATGACAGTTTCCCAGATCGAGATAGAACTTCCGATGGGTGGATCGGCGATACAAAACACGCTGCTCGCAAGTCTGATCACAATCCAGATGCTCAAGGATGGGTACGCGCCATCGATGTGGATGCTAACCTCAACAACGCAAAAGGGACTTCCGTCTATCTTGCAGATCAGATTCGAGAATATGCAAAGTCCAGTAAGCGAATCACTTATGTTATCCACATGGGCAAAATCTGCTCACGCAAATCCTTATGGAGATGGATCAAGTATTCAGG